ACGCTAAATAAGCCTCTCTTACGTGTCTTTAGATTTAAAGTGACACTGTAACTCAAATTGGTATAATCTGTGCTTAAATCGCTTCTTATTCCTAAATACAAAGCCGCTTTGCTCTTGGATTCTATATTGTTTGTTATTGTGATTGTTTTTTCTTGGATTTTGGCTTGGAATGACCTGCCGATGATTCTGTTTTGGCTGATGGTATCTTTGATGACAAAGATGTTACTATCTTGTCTGATTGAATCCAAATACTCCGAAGCTTGGTTATAATCTTTAACAATGTATGTTGTATCATAGCTTTTTGTATTAGTGAAAATCGTGTCTAAAACTTTAAAAGGTATTCTATCTCCTTTGGTATGCTTTGTGAAAGTTTTCACAGTAAAAACGGTATCTATTTTAGTTTTAGTAGCTGTCCTTGTTGGAATCCTAAGTTCAAACAAAAACAAAGCCAATAAACCCAAAATAAATATTATTCCGTTCTTAATCATTTGATTTTATTAGTTGCTTTGATGTAATACCTAATGGCAAATACTCCGCTTATTATAGCTACCAGAGAAGCTATTAAAGTTACTATCGGTTGTATGTCTGCAATACTTAGCATTGCGTTTGATACGGAAACTATGGTCGCTAAATCAGCGTTCTTATTTGTCATCTTTAATTTGCGGTTGTAATTGTTTTACTAATTCAGCAGCTACTGACTTGACTTGAATGTGTGAAGCGGTTGACTGCTCAATGACTGCCAATACTGCTTCCCATTCTTGTACTTCCAATTCTACTGTTAACTTTTTCAGTTCTGGTTGTTTTTCTTCTTTCATAGGGTTGATTATTGCCTTGTGTGATTTAGTTATTTTCTAAATTTGTAATTCTTGTATTAAGTTCTTGAATAGCCTTAATCATCAAAGGTATTAACTCGGTATACGCTAACCTTAATGTTTTATTATCATCTTGCCCAACCGTTACGGCATACGGGTAAGTTTTCTGCACATCCTGAGCAATTAAAAATGCCCTTTCAACATCTTCAGAATCTGTATTATACCTACCAATGACAGTTCTAAAATCTCTAATCGCATTAATTGCTTCTGTAATTGGTTTAATTATTGTTTTCTCGCGTATATCAGATAGCCCAGTCCATGAAGTCCCACCGTTAGCAAGTTCAACGCCATTAGTTTGAGCAACAACCCTGATTTTAGAGGATGCTGGAGTAGTTATTATTTGAAACCAATTATTAGTATTATCCCAATAAGTAACTGCTTTACCAGAACCATTATTATAATAATCCATTTGCGTAAATCGCTCACCTGCATTGTCTAATACTAATTGGTTGCCGTTGCCTGCGTCTATCGTTGCAGCGTTATTTATCGTCACCGCTCCACTAAAAGTAGCACTTGTACCTGATAAGGCTCCTGTATTTGAAATTGTAACTTTATCAGTTCCAGATGCCTGAAATTTAGCAATAACTCCTGTATAGGAATCAGCAATTAATCCAACTCCACCTGTGTTATTAGCAATAAAAATACCACCAACTCCAGTAGTAGCATTTCCAGTAACTGCATTTCCGCTTGTTGCTTCTCCTGATACACCAAATCCGCTTGTAGCTATTCCTTTTACAACACCAGATAAAGTTGTTCCTGTAAAGGTTGCACTTGTGCCTGATAAGGCTCCTGTGAGCGTACCTCCTGCTAATGGTAAGTAAGTTCCCGAAATATTTAAATAGGTTAAAGCCTGTGCTTGTGACATTTCTCGTATTTGACCAGTTGCGGATGTCCCTACTAATTTAGTAGGTGCAAAATCGCCGTAGGTAGTATTCATAAAGTAGGTTCGTGCTATTAAATCGGCATTAGCATCTCTTCTTGGTATTGTATTAGATACCTCAGTAGCATCGGAAGCAAAACCATTTAATAAGGATGCACTACCTGTTAATGTTCCAGTTAAACCCGTTGAGAATGTTTTTTGTCCTGCTATTGTTTGCGTCCCTGTTGTTATTAAACCTCTATCAGTTGCACTTGCACTTGGTATATTAAAAGTATGAGTATCTGTTACACTTGAAATATTAAAATCCGTTCCTGAACTTCCAACCGCAAAGTATTGAGCTTGTTTTGTTAATCCGTTTAGCGTATTTATACCATTTGAAAAAGTTGTAACTATCTCAGATAAATGATTATCCTCAGTATGCAGCGTAATTGTTCTGCCTGAATGGGTAACATAAACCCGAATCGCTAACCTATCTGTTATTGCTAAAACAGTCTCAGGAATACCAACCGATGTATAATAAATATCTATTGCCGTTCCGTTTGTTATGCCTTCCGGCGTAGCTGAGCTTGTGCCTAATAGCGTAAATGTAGTGCCGTTATATTTGTAGACTTCTACGTAAAATGATGGCGTACCTCCGCTAGATGATGCACTAAAGTACATTTCTACGTTCCAATTACCTGCCGGTATTAATAAAGATGCAGGATCGTTTGCATCTGTTATAAATTGCGCAATATACCCATCTGCGCCAATAGTAAAATCAGTACCTGTCCCGATGACAGGCGTTTTATTCATTTCATAATAGGCATTCCCACCTATTGTTCCCTGACTGACTGAGCCGTTTAAATAATAGGATACCGATGAGCCACCGCCACCATTTGTCGGAAAATCAGCCAATGCACCGTCTCCTCTAATATACTGAGATGCTGCACCTATTGCCGTTACTGCTAAAGTGCCTGAGCTTGTAATTGGAGAGTTACCAACCGAGAAAGCCGCTGGCATTGTTAAACCAACAGAGCTAACCTTACCATTTAGCTGATTCTGCACTTTGCCGAATGCTTGTAAGATAGTATCGGTTGCGGCAATAGCGCCACCTGTGACCGATAAGCCTGTCAATAGTTTACTAGTCACTCTAGCATCTGTCACAATACCTCCGACAGTAGTCCTATACGCAATTTGATTGCCTGTAATGGCAATAGGTATTATATTAGCATCCGTTACCGAACTCGGTAATGCCGTAAAATCCTTTAAATAAACTCCATTAATTACTGGCATATCTTTTAATTTACAAATACATACAATCCACCACCATTATCTACATAAACACCTGAATCCTGCGCCCAAACATTATAAGCTAGAGCTGCATTTACTATTGCTCCATATCCGGTAATAACTCCTGTAAATTTAACAAAATCCTCTGATGTTCCGCTAATCTCTAAAGATTCCAGAAACCCCTCACCTGCATCGCCCTCATTGGTATCCGTGTTTAGCATTGACCAGTCCATAATCTGTCTTGACCTGCCTAAGTCTTTTAACTGATCCCATCCTATTATAGCCTGATCTGTCGAATAAACCGCCTCGAAACTTATAGAATAAGAATGCAACTGTGGTAACTGCTTCTGAGCCATATCTTGCGTAGACTTGCAGGTTTTAATAAAGCTAATATTCTCAGCCAGATTATTACTCAGCAAACACCCAACAGGTGTATCGTTTATATAAAGCATTAGATCAGTCATAGCCTGTTATGTTTCCACTAAATTTAATAAAATCTTGCACCTCGCCAACTATTTCTAAATTCTCTATAAATCCTTGCCCTTGTTCGCCCTCTATTCCATCGCCTGTAATTTCCCAATCTATTTTAACTCTTTCTAGCGATTTTAAGCCTGTCCACGACATTATATTATTTTCGGTAGTCATAACACCCTCAAAAGGTATAGAGTAGGTGTAGAGCCTTCCTAATTGCGTTAGTCCGCCTGACTGCGTAGTCTTGCAAGTTCCTAGAAAAGATATCTGCTCTGATCTACTCACAGAAGTCAAACAACCTACAGGCATATCATTTATAAACAACATCATGGCGTTCCTTTTACTGTTACTTTAGTTGTAGCTCCGTAATCTGGAGTTAACGTATAATCTAAAGCTATTTCCGTATTTGTTATTCTACCTAAAACTGCTTTACAGATGTTCTGCTGCAAGTCATAGTTAAGGCTTAAATTCATAAAGTAACCCTCTATTAAATTAATTGACCACCTCTGCAAAGGATTAAAATAGCCAAATATAGAACCCTCAAATCGCACAAATGGTCCTGCGTATAATCTCTGTTTTTCTTCAACTGCTATGCGTAAAAATGCTTTACTACTTTCATATGGAGTAGCTAAAATGCTCTCAGCTATTCCTCTGCGATTCCATAAAGTTGTTAGCGTCGTTTGGTTTGCTTGATAAATTCCGCTTAGATATAAATTTGATGTTGTATCTCCATTAAACAGATTAATAGTTTGAGGCACGAAAGTAAACTTACCAGTCTGAGTTGCCGTATGCATTTCACCAATAGGATCCTCTGTGCCTATGTTAGGAATTATACTTGCGGATCTATAAGTAATAAATAAATCAATAGATGGAGGTATTAAGTCCTCACGTGCTTCGTATAGTCTAATAGTTAGGTTTCCTGTAATTGGCGCTCTACGTGCAGTAATACTCATAGCGCCCTCATAGTATTGTAAAGTCAAGCCGTTTATTCTAGTATCATTTACACCCCATTCGCCAGTCTGGTCTAAATACCATGTTGTTAATCCATCAGTTAGCATAACTCTAGCACTTGGTCCGTCTGAGATATAGTTATAATAACTCATCTTAAAAACAACCATATCTCCCTCTGTAATTGGCGCAGGTGTAATGTTTTCAATATACTCATAAGGACCAGGCGATGCAGTTACATTGCCCAATTTAGCGCCACCGGCAGAATCTTCTGTAAGTGGTAATAAAACATTACTCTTTGCCCAATCTGTAAAAGTTATGCCATTCCATCCAACAAATTCTGGATTTACAATCAAAGAGGTTACAAAACCATAAAGAAAAGACATCGAAGCATTTTTATAAGGTCTGTCTATCATCTTCATCTGGTCAGTATTAATGTGAAAATAAGGAGCTTCAATAATTCCCTCACTCTCGCCACCCAAAACTAAATCTAAATTCTCTGTTAATGTAGATTGATCATAAACCCTGTAACCCTCTAAATATCTTCTAAAAGTCAAACTGCCATCTACGGCTAACTCCGTTGGTCTATAAATAAACCATTCGCCAGAACTTTGTACTAATACGGCAGTCCATAACTCTAAAACAGATCTAAGAACCTCCTCGCAACTCATAGGATTAAACTGGTCATCCTTTAAAAACCGTTCACTATTTACATAGCATTGATCTAGCGGATCGTATGTATCGCCTTGCGTCATGCTATCTTCAAAGATATTAACGCAAGTATTTAAATACAATGCAGGTGCTTCCAACCTCACCAAACACGCCTGAATGACCTCTATAAAAGTTTGCTTACCTAAGTAGAAATTTCCATCATTCTGTACATAGGACAGATTTTTTAGCAACCCGATGCCATCAACTGCATTCACAGAGATAACATAAGGCGGAAATGTAAATGATTCCTGACATCCATCTGGAATGATAAAGCCTTGCCAGATTAAATCCTCAAAGCCTCCAGGACTAACATAACAAACACCATTTGCATTTGCATAGGCTTGCCCCTCTGCCGTAAATCCGCTATCGGCATCTGCTAAAGCCTGAGCTGCTGCTTGACTTGTCACGCTATTGTAATTTTTAGTAAACACCTCTAAAGAACCCTCACCAGATGCGCAAGAAGTCTCAAATACCGCTGAACGGATTGCCGTATAGGTTGTTGCTGAATGAGTGCTTTGTAAAAACACGCTTATATCGCTTGTTGGGGTTATAGTTGTATTGATTGAAAATGGGAAAATTACTGATCGCTCAGTCGGTAACCCTGTAATTTCTAAATTAACACCATTATTACCTGATGTCGATGTGTAACTAAATGATTTAATTAAAACAGTATCGCCACGATTAATATTAAATGATCCGGATGCACTATTAAACTGATTGACTATCTGAACACCATTTACCAATATCTCTAAGTTTGCATCAACTCCTGATATATCTTCTTCTAATTCCCAGTTAATAATTAATGTATTCGGAGTTTCTTTGCGATAAATTTGCACCATGAACTCACGCTCATTCTCGGTATACAAATCCTCTAGCTCAAAGTTTTCAGTAGCTATTAAATTTAACGTACATTCAGATCCGATAATAGGCTCTAGCTTATTGCTTGATGTATTTTGGTAGTTAATTTGTATAGGGTTTTGTTGAGCCTGTATTTCAGTAGATGCCCCTGCATAATCTAACTGCGAGATACTGCAAAGGTATTCATCTGGCAACCCATCAACAATCCGAGTATCTCTGTCCGAATAAAACGTAAAATAATATTTTTGCGAGTAACTCATGGTCCGAATCTCTGTAATTTAGCACCTGCTCTGTTTAACACACCGATTAAGTTAGTACCTGAAATCTCAAATACAACACGACCACCACCAAAGTCCTGAGCCGATCCTGCCGCACTTGTGCTGATTGTAGATGATGCTTGTGGTATAGGTGCTTGTTGTTTCTTTTTAAATAAGGATGCTATTCCTGCTATTGCAGCAACACCGGCTA